TGTTGCATTCTGGGTAACATTCGCAATTAAGGAGTATCCTCCGCTTGTTCCGATGTCTAAAGAAATGGATGCACTTGTTGATACCTACATTTCAGCTGTATTCTTTGGGTATTCTATGTTTATCTTCTTAGATGATCTCACCAAAAAGATTAAACATATGTACTCAATTCTCTTCAAAAAGAACTTTGACAAAATATTTCCGGAAGGCTCAATTTTGGACATCTTCTCGCGGAAAACGGACTCAACAAATTCTGTAGTGAACTGACACCAAGATGGATTGCAAGCACAACTTGGTAGTTGATGAAGGACACAACGTGTGTCAAAATTGTGGAACTATCTTTGAACAATTAGTGGATGAAGGCGCAGAATGGAGAAATTATGAGGATGGAAAAGGAGAAGACCAGTGTCGCACAGGATTTACAACCTCTGCTCTTCTACCCGAATCTTCGTATGGTTCAATTATTTCGTATAAAGGCCTGGGAGCAAACCCTCACCTGAAAAAGATTCAGCGTCTCTCTTGTTGGTCTTTGTCGTCCAACAGTGAACGATCGTGGATGGGTATTTTCGATGCCATTTCAATGCCCTGCAACAAGGCAGGACTTCCCAAAGCTATTCTTGACGATGCGTGCGGACTTTACAAACAGATGGAAGAAGCCCAGAAAGTGAGAGGAGAAACTCGTCGTGCTCTGATGGGAGCAGCCGTTTATGTAGCCTGCAAAAATAATGATGCCGTCCGAAGTCATGAAGAAATTGCAAAAATGTTTGTAGTCAACATTCGCAGTTTGTGCAAAGCGGTTGCCCAGTATTCCCAAACTGAGAACACAGTTTTGGAAACACAAATCGGAATTGCAGAGCGACTTTGTACAACAATGAACTTGGATGACAAGCAGCGCAACACAATCATGGACATGCTCTACGAAATTTCAACCAAATCAGAGGACGATTTTGAGCACACACCAAAAACGATTGTTGCTGGTGTTGTTGCTCATGTTTTGGGACTGAAAACGAAGGCATCCATGAAGACACTTGCAGAAGTTTCCGGAGTTTCGGCTTTGTCAATTCATAAATTGGTGTCAAAATTGAATTAAGGATAACTTTGTGTTGAATCGTAAGCAACTTCTCCCGTTGTGGGGTTGTAGTACAACCTATTAAATCCAGTTCCAGTTCCGTTCAAATTACGAATAGGTATTATAAAACACGAGCTTGCGGACGTTGTGTTTTGTGCACTTGAAGAAGCATTAATCATAATACTGTTTGCATGCTGGTTTGTCGAAGCTGCGCCATAACCAATAGCAACTCCATATTGTCCTTGATTTATTTGACCGGCGGAAAACCCAACCGCAGTTGCATTAGCTCCTTGGTTTGAATTTCCTGCACCATAACCTACCGCTACAGTATTAACACCTTGTCCGGTAGATCCGGATATCCCCCCAACAGCAACTGAAAAATTGCCTTGATTCGTATTACCAGAAGTATATCCAATAGCTACAGATCTTAAACCCTGATTCGTGGTACCAGCACTATCACCAATAGCTATTGCAGAGGCTCCCTGATTTGTAGTTCCAGCGTTGCTTCCAATTTTTGAAGTAACTACATCATTAATGTATGCATTATCAATATTGATCAAATCTGTTTTTACAGTATACCCTCCAGACCCATCATTCACAATTTTTGGAGATACAATATGCAAAAGAATGTTCTGTGTATTTGAACCCGAAAACGGATCATTGCCTGGTCCAGTGCTCATTTGTTAGTACAATGGTGAAAGAGTTTAATTGCTTTTCTCGCCCTATCAACATGGAGCCTCTTTTCGATTCGTCTAGTTCAACTCTTGGAGAACGGTATACGTTGTTCCCTATTTCGCCTTCCGAAGAAGATCTTTATAAACTTTACAAGAAGGCGGTTGCATCTTTCTGGACAGTTGAAGAAATTGATTTCAGCAAAGATAAGGACGATTGGGAAAAGTTATCCGACAATGAAAAATACTTTATCAAGCATGTTCTGGCTTTCTTTGCCGGAAGCGATGGAGTTGTTCAGGAAAATTTGGCAACCCGATTCCAGAAGGATGTCCAATCGCCCGTGGCCCGTCTCTTCTATGCAATGCAGAATGCTATGGAGGGAATTCACTCGGAAACCTATTCACTTCTGATTGATCAGTATGTGCGGGATAAAGATGAGCAACTAAAATATTTCCGTGCAATTGATACGATCCCCGCAATTCGCAAGAAAGCGCTCTGGGCTGTCAAGTGGGTTGAATCTCCCGAAGATTATGCGACCCGTCTACTGGCATTTGCTTGCGTGGAGGGTATATTCTTCAGTGGAAGCTTTTGTGCCATTTATTGGGTTAAGAAGCGAGGACTTCTTCCGGGATTGACGTTCTCCAACGAACTGATTTCTCGCGATGAAGGGTTGCACACCGAATTTGCGGTTGCAATGTATCACAAGTTGAACAACAAGCTTTCAGAGGAAGCAGTGCATGCGATCATCCAGGAGGCTGTGAATTGTGAAACTGAATTTATTACTGAATCACTGCCGGTTTCTCTGATTGGCATGAATGCGCGGGATATGAAGCAGTACATCCAATTTGTGGCAGACCGACTTCTTGTGCAGCTCGGATACACAAAGCTGTACAAGGTTGGAAATCCGTTTGATTTCATGGATTTGATCTCACTCGAAGGAAAGACAAATTTCTTTGAGAAGAAGGTGTCTGAATACTCCAAACCTGGAGTAGGTATGGATGCTGCACAAATGGTTGTCAAATTTGATGAAGATTTCTAAATATTAAACAATGAAAGATAAAATCAAGCTATCCTTGTTTATATCAATTTTTGTTCAAATTTCAACTCTGCTATTTGATTTTTACGCGTTGCTTCAAAATGTGGCTCCACGTATAGAAGTTTTGAAAACACTCCTAAAAATTGAAACACTTGTTCAGCTGATTGAATTCTCGTTTTATAGTTGGTATTCGTACAATTTTCATTCCGTTGCAGAAGCTACATTTTATCGGTATTACGACTGGTTGTTTACCACTCCGCTCATGCTTTTTACAACCACAGTTTACTACGATTACCAATCTAAGAGCGATGCAGAAAAGGAAAAAATGAGTGTTCAAAAATTCTTGGAAGACAATTGGAAATCATTGTCAATCATTGGAATCTTCAATTTGATGATGTTGTTTTACGGATATCTGTATGAACGAAATATTATTGATTTATTTACTTCAACTGTACTGGGATTTGCTGGGTTTGCTGGATCATTCTATGTTATCTACGACAAATTTGCTTCCAAGTCGCCCAAAAATTTGTCTCTCTATCTTTTTATGCTGATTGTCTGGTCTTTATACGGAGTTGCAGCTACATTTACACCGGCTTGGAAGAATGTGAGCTACAACATTTTGGATATCATCGCAAAGAACTTTTATGGAGTATTCTTGGGGTATTTGGTGTTGAGTAGTTAAAATGGATTTTTTAAAATCAAATATAAAAATACTGAAACCTTAGGGTTATGTGATTCCTTCGCCAACCGGCAAGCGAATCACCATGACCCTCTCAACCATAACCGTTTTGTGCGGTTGCCAAAAGTGCAAGGATCACGGCGTCCCTTTCAGGGGATGCTGTCAGTCTTGCTTGAAGGAAGAAGCACGCGACAACGCGCTCGAAGATAGGGGATTTGCCCGTTTCGAGCCTCTGGTGGTAAACGATGCCGGCTTTAGGCCAGCATCTCGCTCGCAGATTGCAGAGTGGACGGCTTGGCTGTCCTCTGCGGAGGCTGCAGCAACATTTGAGCGGTCTGCCTTGAAAAAGGCGGCTGCTCTCAAGGACTGGGGGGACTACAAGTTTGACCCGCTCAGGATGGAGAAGTTCCTCGACAACTACGTTTGGCCGAAGGAGCACCCTGAATACATGAGTGGCCCGATGTGGACGGCCTACATGCACTTCGGGAAGGAGCAGCGGGAACTGCTCAAGTCCTACAACTTGGTCAAGAAGAACATCAGGACCAACGAGGACTACAACAGGGCAGAGGAGGCGCACAAGGCGCTACAAAGCCATGTTGACAAACACGGGCAGCTCATTCGTGAGGTTCCCGGTTGCGAGCACAAGAAGCCCGTCAAGACGTCCGTCGCGCCACAACACGTTGGCCGACGCGCGGCAAGGCGGGTTTAGTAGTGTAAGCTTTTTTAACGTAAATAGGGAACTTTCATTCCAGTGAATCTATTAGCCAGGACAGGAAGGCCCCTGGGAGTACGAGTTAATGGTTGTGCAGACTTGGTTTGATAACTCGGTAAGAAATCTATGAGTCCAGTTGCTTTGGGAACATAAACGTATAAATGTGTTAAATATTTAATACTGTTATCAGGCCGTTCCTGTATCGCGTTGAGGCGTTGTTGCTGTGTGTATGCAGAAGCATCAGGCATTCTTATTACGTTTAAAGAAAGAAGGTTTCTTCCATCCAAAGAATAAATGGAACTTACCTATGCAACTATTGTTGTTTTGGCGTCTCTGGTATTTGTCTTATCGGGAATGGTTGGATATCTTTACTGGCAGCAGACGCGTATACTCCAAAATGTTCAGTCGTTGGCAATCGTCGTGTCCTCGCATTTTAGCGCACCTCCTCTTATGCACGAGGAAGAACAGGTTGAAGAAAAGACTGTAGAAGAAAAGCCTGTAGAGGAAGATGCTGAGGAAACTGACGCGGAAGAAGATGATCGTGTGTCTGTCAAGGAGGAAGTAGAGAAGGTAGAGGGCCCTCCCAAGGTTGATGTGGATGATCTCCAAGACAAGACGAAGAAGCAGCTTCAGGAACTCCTCACCAAGAAGGGCATCCCCTACAACAAGGCGGATGCCAAGCCGGTACTTATCCAGCTACTAAAAGCCACTGCTTAAAATAATGAAGTTCAAGAATCGTTATCTTGACATTCTTGCAGGAACGCACGATATAATTCTAGTTTTTGATTGTGAATTTTGGCATGTCTACGGAAGTGAGGGGTATATCCCGCTCCAAAAATTGCCCAACGAATTTTTTATGCCCCGAGAAGTTGGAGGGTTTTTCCTGACTCGCTCGGTGGATAATCAGTGGATTTATCGCGATAGCTTTTTTGTTTCGCTGAGTCCACCCAAAGGAAAAGATGTTTCATTTGTATCCTCTGCATTTGCGAACGTCACAGAACAAACTGCAAAGGATCTCGATCAATATCAAACTGTTCTTTCTGTTCCGTGGTCCTCCGCGTATCTGAATGTTCTTCCGGAAGAACTTCAAGACGTACTGCTGGACGGGATTGAAACATACACTAAAGATCCAATTATTAAGAAGGCTCACAAGCCGGCCTCCTGGTTAAAACAGTTTTTGGAGGCGTACTCAAATTCGCTTGTCATCGTAAAGGGAACTGCAGACATAGACTCTCTTCAAAATGCTTGTCGGTTTCACGGATTTGAATACAAACAACCAAAGCAGGTTTACGACATTGCAGATTGGAATTTGACGAGTCGCAAGAAGTGTGGAACTGCAAAGCTGGACGGAACATACGCCTGTATTTATCCCAAATTGGAGGATGAAACCAGGAAGCTTATTATTGACCTGCCAATCAAGAGAGCGCACGACCCTGCTTCGGACGCAGCTATGACTTTAATCGTTGCCCTGTATATAATTCAGATAACCAAATGAAATTAGTTTCGTTTGATGTGGGTTTGCGCAATTTGGCTTTTTGTGTGCTGGAAGGAACTAATCGTTCCAATCTCAAGATAACTCATTGGGATTTGATTGATGTTATGGCAGAATCCGCAGGACACGACAGTCCGAAATGTCATAAATGCAAAAAACCGGCGAACTGGATTCGGAACGAAACATATTCGTGTGCGCGCCACAAGGGATCGGAAGAATTGAAATGCCTGACAAAAACGGAGCTCAACAAGCGTCCTGTAGACAGTATGCGAGTGCTTTGCCGGGCAGCCGGAATTTTTGGAGCCACCAAGAAAGAACTGGTTGACAGATACTACGAATATCTGAAAGCAAACACGTGGGTTAAGTGTGTCAAATCTACGAAACAAGTTTCAGTCGTTGATCTTGCACAACCAATTGCTCAATGTTTGGAAGCACGTAAACAAATTTGGAGGAATGCAGACCTGATCGCGTTTGAGCAGCAGCCCGACAAACGAATGTTGTGTGTACAGGGCATGATGCATATGTGGTTTGTTGCTGCTGGCTTCCGATGCAAGGGTGTGTCTGCAACACACAAACTAACCAACATCATAACTGTTGAAGATTTTACAAAGACGTATAAAGGACGCAAGAGTACCGGAATTGTGCATGCGCAGCAGTTGGTTCCTGCTGTCTGGAAAGACTACATGATGAAGCATCCAAAGAAAGATGACTTGGCAGACTGTTTTTTGCAGGGTCTCTGGGTTTTAGAGAATATGAGATCATAACATGTAATGAAAGTGTTTATTTTTAGCGATACACATTGGGCTCTCGGAAGAATACATCGTGATGTCATGAAGCAGCTCAATCACGAAGTGCAGTATACCGATTGGGCAAGATACTCTTGGAAAGAGTTTATGGATAACTATCAGTGGTGTGATAAATGTATAACAAATTTGGTTGCCTACAAATCGCTGAAACCTTCGTTTCCGTATCTTGATTTCAAAAAGTGTATTTTCGTATCTCACGGAGCAGTTGAGCATGAAAATGTTGAATATGATCCTAATTTGAAGTATGGAATGGTAAGTGATTGTTTGGCGGAATTGTTTCCTCCGAGTATAACTCCTTTTTTGATGCCAAATGGAGTGGATCCGGAAGAATTTAATTATATTCCAAAAAATGGGCCAATTATGTCTCTCGGTTGGTGCGGAGCTCCTCATGTTGCATCAAAACAAATTGGATGGGCAACTGAAATTTCAAAACAGACAACCATTCCTCTCAAAATTGCAAGCAACCTGACATACAATGAAGTGCGTAATTGGTATAACACAATTGATATTCTTATTGTGACAGCAGTTCCAATTCGGTACAAAGAAACCGGTCCACTCCCTGCTTTTGAAGCAATTGTTTCGGGAGTTCCTGTTCTTGGAACTCCGGTCGGTAATTTTCGCCACGTTCCCGGACCAAAGTTTACAACCGTTGAAGAAGCAGTAAGTCTACTACAGCACTACCAAGAACATCCTCAAGAATTGGCGAACCTAGCAAAGCAACAATACGATTGGGTTATGCAAAATTGGACTTACAAAACGCTTGCGAAGCACTGGCAAGACGCGTTAGAGTTTTCATAACTGTGTATTAAGTTCAAACAAATGGCAGACGTCCTGGGTATAGACTTTCTGACGAATCCAAAGATTGCTGAATCTTCAAGTGCAGATCTTAAAATTGATGGCCTGGAAGCAGTAGAACTCCCGTCATTCAATTTTGATGAGCCTCCTTCTGCACCAAAGCTTGTTCCGAGTCTTGATTCGGTAGGACCCATGAAAACTTCTGAGGGTCTTGAAAACCTGAACGCGGAAACGTTTCTCGGCCCTGCTCCATCCACTCGTCGTATTTCCGAGGAGAACCTCCTGAAAGAGAAGTACGAAATTCTTCGCAAGTTTGATCGTCTTTCACGTTTGGGAGTTCCGATGCGCAAACGCTTTACTCTTGATAGTCCCCTAGATGAAATGAAGATGGAACTTGAATTTATCAAGCGTGAGAAGGATGCAGATGCGACTATTAAGCAGTTTTGTGATTGGTTCATAACCGGTATGTCAGCTATGGAATGGTCGTCCAAGAACGTTCCGTTCATGAAGGCGTTTGGTCTTCAGTTGGACGGTCTTTCCGAATCTGCACAGATGAACGTTGCGGATATGGAGGAGGATTTTGAGGAGCTCTACGATTTGTATGGCGAGAAGCTGAAGATGCACCCTCTAGTTCGTATTCCCATTCGTACTTGCATGATGGTGTATATGGTTCACCTGACTAACCAGATGGCCCGCAAGGCTCCGATCCCCAACATTGACGAGGTTATGCGCAACAATCCCGACATTGCTCGCCAGCTTGCGCAGGCCGCCATGCAGCAACAAACGCAAAATATGCGTGCAGCACCCGCACCTGCTCCTATGATGCCTCCTCCTTCTAATCCCAACCCCCTCTCAGGTCTTGCTGGATTCATGAGCGGAATGATTCCTCCTCCCCCGCCTCAACAAACAACCATGAGACCTCCACCTACTTCAATCAAGAGTCCCGTGAAGCTTCCCAGGCCTCAGCCCCCCGCAGTTGCACGAGTGAATATCCCTCAGGCTCCCCCTCCTTCTCAGCCCGCTCGTCAAATGAATGGTCCCCAAGTCAATATTGACGACTTGCTGAAGTCAGTCAATGCTGGCGTTGAAACAAAGAAGGTTTCCATGCCTCCTTCTGCAATGAAGAAAGGTGGATCTACCGGTAAGAACTCAGTTACAATTAAGCTTTAAAACATAGGAGGTTCTTTCTTGTCATACCCCGGCTGATCTACTTCACCCATCAGTCCAGCAGCTGCACGCATCGCTGTCATTTGACTTGCTCCACTGTCCATTCCTTCCTTTGCGTAATCAGACTTTCCCCTGAAGAGACCCGCAGACAGAACTACAAATGCAGCGGTCAGAATGATGGAAACTACCACACTGCGAGTTCCAATAAAGCAGGCCGCAAAAATTGCCAAACGACGAAGAAGGATATTCTGACGATATTCTTCATCGCTGTTGCTATATTCGTGTGTTATAAACCGGCTTCCCACGTTGAGAACCAACATCATAACCCCCGCAAAGAATGGGGATGTTTCAAAATATTGAAGTATTGTTGGAGTCATTCCTTACTTAGAAATTGCAAAAAGATTCCACTTTGCCTTTCAACTGAGAAGGGTGAGATCCCTTGGGCTGCTGAGTCGTCATCGGCTTGGTGGTCTCCGACTTTCCCGCCTTCTGAGGAAGACGATTATCTCCCTTCGTGAGGAGATCTTTCATTGCTCCAGTAACTGCAGGAGGAGGAATTCCGGAGGCCACCGGCTGAGCAGGAGTTTCCGGACCCTTCGGGGTCTGCTGCTTCTCATCCATGTATTCTGTGACGGACCGAGTGGTCATGATGTAGGCAATACCCAGGAAAATGCCCACAATAAAACTTTGGTATGCAATGACATACACAATTCCTAGAAGAGCGATGATGTGGCCGATCGGGCTCTCAAGGAAGTTAAGAATGTGAGGAGGCGCAGGGTGTGTGAAGAATGCAATGTACACAATTATGACTCCGAGAACAATTAACTCATTTCGATTGAGCTTCATTTGTTTGAAAAGAACGGTAATATTTTTATCCCTCTTCAAACAAGTGGAATGGCTAGCTTAGAAGAAGTTTGGGGAAAACCTTTTCCGAAAAAGCATTACGACATGACATCCAAATACGATGCTCCTCACCAAAAACGTGATCCTGAAGCCGAAGGCAGAGTATTCCCAACTCCCATTCATCGGACAAATGCAGCAGTCCAGCGACACAAGAAAACTATCGATGATCTTTCAAAGTCTCTTCCCATTGTGGGGTCAGACGAAGAAGCCGAAATGAATTATGCTCCTGCAAAGGTTGGACACACAAAGGAACATATGACCGATTTTTCATCTACCAAGACAAAGTATACCAATCCGTATTATCCTCAGGATCCCGGTCTTGACTTTGCATATGCGCCTCCCTCATTTCAGCAAGAAGCATATGATATGAAGCTTGACAAAATCATGAGAATGGTGGAACAGAACAGGACTGGGTATGAAACTCCCACGTCTCAGGATATGATGCTCTACATTTTTACAGGTGTCTTTTTCCTCTTTACTTTGGATTCATTTGTTAACTTGGGTCGTCGCATGAAATAATTAGCACCCATAATTTCCTGCATCACGATTGTTGATACGAGATTCCAGAGACGAAAAGTCGTCAAAGCCGTTGTCGAGCATTTCAACTTCAAGCACAAGAGAAAAGTTCACAATATCAGAAAGTGCTTCTGGATATGCACCATCGTTTGTCCAGTAAATGAATCCAACATTTCCTTGCTGAGAGTGGAGCCTGCACTTGACACGGAGACGATCTAAATTTTCAATGGCAGGTGTGTAGCGAGTTGTGTTTTCCTCGTGCGTATTATCGTTGTATTCGATGTAGTAAGTGGGGGTTGCAAGTGTATTCTGTTGACTTAAACTGACTGGAATTCTCGCAAAGAAGTTGTCTACAAATGTAGAGCGCTGAGCTGCAACAGTTGTTTCGTCATTCTTGTTGTATCCCTCCAATTCAAGTAAAAAATAAAAATTTGTTGCCGGAACCGGAACATCTGCTGCATATTGTGGTGTGCCAGATGGATACGGTAATATGTTTGGACCAGCAGCATACGTATGAGAAAGAGCACCCCCACCCGCAGCTCCCACTGTCAGAGGAGGAAACGTAGCAGACTTCAAGCGGATGGATACAACATTTTTGTAGTTGCGGGGAAGGTACACTACAAAGTCACCATTTGTAAAATATTTGGTTGTATCACGATCAGCAGAATCAATTAAGAATGTTTTCTTAACAGTTCTTAATTGCTTTTTCGGAGTGGAAGTGGAGACAAACGTCCCATTGTAATCAAAGACCTTGTTCATTTGTTATATTTGACACGGGAAGTTTTACACGTCTTATTAAACCAACTGCGAGCCTTTGCAGACTTTTTCTTTGCTTGTTTAACCAAATCAGAATCTGTAGTGTAATGCGTTTTTCCACAGAGAAGCATAGATCTATACCTTGCTATTCCCCATTGTTCCTTCGAGGCTCCCGGTCTGTGACCGGTCCGCCAAGCTGCCACGCCACGATCGTGAGACTTCTTGATGAGTCCTGCAGGAACACCCGTTGCCCTGGCCGCTTCCGATATGGTTGTTGCTTTCGGAAACTTCTTTTTCCATTCCAGGGTATACTTGGATTTGCGAGTTTTCACACCAACGTCTGTCTTGAAAGGCCGATAGGCTTTCTGAGTTTTCCAAGACAGTTTTGATCGTGAAGTTAATTCTTTCTTGCGCAGTGAACGCTTAGTTTTAGACAATCCGCTGAAGTATCGTTTTGGAAGATACATCCTTACTTTGTACGCAGAGTTCTTCGTTTGGGGGTTCTCAATTTATGTTTTCGCGAGCCTCCAGCCTTGGAGGGAGGCAATACTCTTTCTGCACTGGGTTGAGATAGACCTGGAGGCGGTTTTGATACAGTAGTTTTTTCAAATCCTTCGTCGTATGCTTCTTTTATGGCGTTCAATTCTTTTTGTCTTTGAGTTGCTTCTTCTGCACTAGCACCGGAAGGTGTAGCAACTTCGGCATAATTTTTGATAATGTTATCCGCTTTGATTTCAATTGGAATTGTCTTTTTAGAAGGATCAATAGTGGTTAATCCTCGAGTATCTATTGCATTATAGCGAATTGGAGTCGTATATTTTGGTCTTCCATTCTGAGCATCATCAACTCCTGCATTGAGAGCCGCTGTTTTAATTGTTTCATAGCTACTTATATCAAGAGTTCCAATCACACTCGGATCACGTGGAAGTACTTGCCGTATTCCTTCAAAATAACCTCTCTTATATTCTTGTATCATCTTTTCAGATGCTCCTGTTTCAAGAAGTTTTGTTATAAAATACGATTCAAGGTATGATACTGGACTTATGTTCTTAGAAAATGGAGCTGCCTTCAAACCATCGTAAAATCCTTTATCATAATTTTGAGCACTTGCTTGTTTGAATGCACTTATATACGCATTCTTTATCGGAAGCAGATGAGGAGTACTATATTCTGGTTTGCTATATTCTGGATTTTCAACTGGAGTGGGTTTTTCTCCATCTAGTTTTCCCTGAATTTTTGCACGTTCCATTTCATAATACTTTGTGTAAGCAGCTTTTGCGGCTTCCAAATTTACTGCCTGACTTTTCCAGTCGGACGGTTTGTAAAAATTTATGTCTGGAGTATTCTTGGCTGCATCCGCCTTTGCTTGCTCAATTTGTTGAGCAAACAGTATTTCTTCTATTGATACACCGCTTTTTCCCTGTGTTTTTTCAACAAATACCTTTGAGTACACAAAAAACCTCAAGTCATCACGAACCCCAGATTTGTCTCTTCCATAATCAAACTTTCGAGTGGGAGGCTGTCTAGTTGCGTCAACCAGTGCATCGCTTCGTGCAGTCGTTATTTCGTCGGTCAGCTTGACAACTCCCTGTTTTTCCGGATCCTGAGGAACACGACTATCTGCAAGTTCTTTTAGCGTATATCTCTTTTTGTCTAGAGTGGGATCTGTCAGTGTTTCATTTTGTCCTAGAGGAGCTTCTCCTGTAATGACCAGCGCCTTGACAATTGCAGCATTCCCAACCAAAACCGCATACTGAAGAGGCGTCACGTTAAATTTGATGAGATCCTTTGTTTGAAGTCTGAGTGCTTTTATTTCATCTGTTATCCTTTCAAGCTCTCTTTGTGCAATACCGCCATGATTATCTAATGCATCTCTGATTGCTTCAACTTTTTCAATAAAAATTTCAATTGCTTCAAATCCTACGTTTGACAACTCACGAAGTTTGTCGCTTGTTAAGATTGAATCTACATCTCCAAACAACTTTTCATCGGTTAACAATTTATTCGGAATTGTATCTCCAACGTCTACACTTTCGTTTGCAATGTCCTTAACACGAGTTCTCAAATCTTTTATAGAAAATTTACCTTTTCCTTTTATAGCTTGGAATGCAGCGTCATAATTTAGCAAATCCTTATCTATCGCAAATGTCTCTCCTCCAAATATTTGACGCCTCGTGTTATTTCGGTAGATCTTATTGCGCAATGTGCGTCCTCCTCCTGAAATCTTGACTGATTTGCGTTCCTCGGTGGTCAGTGTAGTATATTTTCCATCTAAAATTTGGGTAATTGTATTTATACTTATTTTTCTGTTCAATCCTTCTCTGATAGCTTTCTTTTCTTCTTTTGTTTGGTCATTTATTGGTTTCCAAGATACCTCTGCAAGATATTTTATATCTTCTTTGTGGTCATTCAAATTTTTAACGTATTGATCTGTTTTAGATTGTGGCGCGCCTAAATATTTTTCTATAAAATTATCTATATCTTCTGGTCCGCGCACGTTCCTTAGCAAAGCACCAATACTCGCTTCAAATTGTACATCGTTTAGTTTGACCCCAATTTCTTTGTTAAACAGCTCAATTAACCTTATCTTCATTTTTTCAAGATCATTCGCTTGTGCTGTGGATTCTACATTCTTAAGTCTGGCTTCGCGTATTACTGAAAGAGGATCTATAAATGCAGGTTGTCTCTTTTTTACAACCAAAATTTGTTGGATTCTATTTTTTTCAACTCGTCCTTCGTTTACTCCATCTATAAATTCTTTTTTAGATTCATATTCTATTCCATCAGGATTACCACCCGTAGAATCAATGTATACTAACTTATCACCATTCTTTCGAACAGCAACCCAATGACCTCCTCCAAAGTTAACTACATAACCAAAATCGTCATTGGAAAGTTTCCAGTCAGTTTCACCAGTTTGCTCAACACGATAACCATACAAGTTTAATCCCGCTCGAAGAACGTTTGTATCATAGTTTTCATCGTCTGGACAATCAATAGGTTCTTCTCCTGGTAAAGTATTATTCTGTAAAAGTTTGCATACCGATTGCAGTGGAACTGGTTTTCCAGGATTATTAATATCATAAGCTTTGTCGGCTGTTCCAACTGTAAAGTTTAGTCCTCCAATCAAGTTGTTAAGCGCATGACGTCCACAACCGGCACCCTCTTGTCGTTCAAAGAATCCTGGAGTCTTTACAGGCTCTAGCGCTTTGCGTGCGATAGTAGGTTGAGTATTTACAGGAGGAACTTGTGAAAGAGGTTCAACGTGGAATGAACTTACTAAAAATCTTGGTTTTGGATCGTATTTTCCTTCTACTAATACGTCGCATTTTGAAAGTTGATTTCCTAATCTTAAAGATGGAGCGTGCTGAAGTATTTTTGCAGTTAATACCTGTCCAGTTGGAGACAAAGCTTTAACTTCCTGACCTATTTGCAGAGATGTACCTGTTGATGATTTGCAGTATTGTGGAATTGTTAAAACTTTGTTTTTAGATTTAGCTATTGCAGTTGATATTTTTCTACTTAACTCAGTTGGTTCAGCTTGTTTGAGTGGAGGAGGGGGAATGTTTGGATCTATTTTTTCAACAACCAACGAACTTGTACGAGTGTCGTCTTCAAGAATAATATCACAAAGTCCCTGAACCAATTCAATAGTATTTTTCACCTTTTTGCCGGCTGGAAAATCAAGACTGCGAACAGTGTCTCCTGCATTTATGTCCACACCTTTTATATCTTTGCACTGTGGAGTATACTCTCTCGGAACAAACCTTGGAGTTTGTGTTTGGGGTTGTAGAGGATCGGGTGATAATTCTTCTGGAAGATAGGTAGCTGATTCTGCAACTCTGCTGGTCTTAAAAGGATTAGGGCATTTGACTCTTACAGTTGTTCTACCAAAGATTGGTTTATCAAATGACTCAATTGTTCCGGCTTGTCCAACTTTCAAACAAATTTGAGCAGAAGCATCTTTTCTGAGGGTTTGGTCTTTATCTCCTACAAAATATACAGTGTCTCCAACTCCTAACTGTTTATCGCCGATCTTGATAGTAGGTCCTTTTGACGCAGGTGCAGGTGCTGGTGCTGGTGCAGGTGCTGGTGCTGGTGCAGGTGCTAAAGAAGATTCTTTCTCACAATATTTTTCAGCATATGAAACGTCTTGACCATTGTCAGTTTTGCCGTCAAGAATAATATTTCCTGCAGGATATTCGTGTGATCCCGTTACCGTAAAAATTTTTGTGGTATAAGGTGTTTTTGTTACCATGCATTTAACTCTGTCTCCAATCGCAAAGCTAGATGAAACGTGGGTAGGAGGTGCTGGTGCTGGTGCTGGTGCTGGTGCTGGTGCTGGTGCTGGTGCTGGTGCTGGTGCTGGTGCTGGTGCTGGTGCTGGTGCTGGTGCTGGTGCTGGTGCAGGTGCTGGTGCAGGTTGTATCGGACGACCTATAGGTAAAATATAAAATGTGTAGTTCTTTCTTACTGTTCTTTTTCCACCCATTTGAACGACTTCATCTCTTCCTACATTTGCATCCCAAACATTACTTTCTGGATTCTTTTCTCGATTTAAATTTATCCTTATAAGTCCATACGGTTTTGTGTGTTCTTCTTCTATAGAATATGTTGCTGAACTATTATCACTGCTATATTTAGGTGATTCTTTCGGAGTTATCAATTTATACTCTTCATGTTGAAGCTGATCAATAATTTTTTGAATTGTTGTTTTTAATTCATTTGTGGTTTCATATTTTATGTAGGGATCTTCGTTGTTTATATTTTTGGTTGTTTTGTTGATAAATGCCTGAATTTCATTCATAAGTTTATCTAGCTGTTCCTGCAGAACAATCTTGACTTTCGGATCGATCAATTTTTCCGAAGAAGGAGGTGCAGTGGCTGGCGAAGCTAATTTTATAGGTTTGCGTATGTTAGAAAAAACTCCTTTAAATTCATGGCCTTCTGAATTAAATTCTCGGATACAGTCATTAATATCATCGATAGTTGCTCCTGTAGGGCGTATGGTATTTAGCAATAGATCTAATTCGCCTTGTGTTATAGCGGTTGTGTCTTTAACGCTTAACAACCAATTTGCTACATAATAATAACATTGAAATTTAACAGGCTGTGTCTTTATTCCGGGAGGAAC